CCATCGACGTACACGCCAAGCGTCAGCGTTTTGACGTTCGTGCCTGGTGCCTCACTTCGTGGTTTCCAGACGTTCGTTGTTTCAGTCCAGCCGCACGCTGGCATGAGTACCGAAAAAATCGTTGGCTCGGTTGCGGTTCCATCCCAAGCAAGATCGGTTCGGAATGTTACCGTGGCCGTTTGGCCTTCGGTGATTGCAGTCAAGTAATTAAATGAGCCGCTACCCTCGCGATCCGTCATTGCAATCGATGGCTGAAGCATAATATCGTAAGCGTTGAAAACACCTTCCGAGGCCGTTAGTGATTCAGCAGTTCCTGGCGTCGCTTCGATCTTCGCGGCAAGCGTACGAATTTTTTTCAGTAGTGGCATCTATTTTTACCCTTGCGATTTCTTGAAATTGACTGCTCGGATTCGTCGCTCAATCTGCTTGATTAGCGTTGGCTCGATATCTCGCTCCACAATGAGCTTGTCGAGGTTGTTCACGACCGTTACGCCCCAAGGCGATACACCATCTTTTTTATCAATCGGCTTTCTCGCTTTGCCGACTCTTTTGTAAACGTGTCCGCCAAGTGCTTCGGAAATAAACGCTCCTGCGATAAACTTGCCGCCCGATTTTCGACTGACTCGATAGCGAACGCCTTTTTTGTTTTGCCGTGGCCGAAATTCCTTCAGCGAAAGTCTTGCGTTTTCTTTTTGCCGAACTTTTGCGGTTAGCTTGTCTTCTGTAGCTTTATCAACTTGTTTTATGTCTTTCTTGATTGCCTTCTGCGAAACCATGATCTCTTTGTAGATCTCTTTCGCCAGCAACGATTCTGTTTTTTTCGCGGCTGCGTTTAGTGCGATCTTGATTTCACGCTTGAGTTTTTTCGGTGTATCCTCTCCGAGTGCCTTTTCCAGTTCTCCGATTTTGGCCTGAATGTTCATCGAAATCATAAGGCACCTGGAGCCACACGAATCCGAACAAGCAGCGACAACACATAGCCATCGCTTTGACTTGTGCCGTCGTGTATCAATCGCTGCATCGTTGATCCCCACGCCGCATCAATCGCTTCGCCGCCGAACGTGTACCACTCTGGATCGTAGGCCGTTGCACCTGTGATCGCACGCCGAACGTCACGCACGAAACGAATCAGTTTCTTGTCAATCGACTCTTGATCGGTTTCGCTTGGCATCAGCCGTAATCGGATTCGGTAGTCGATTTCCCAGCATTCCCTCGGAGGATTTCCTGGCAAGTCCAACTCCGGTATGCGTGTGCAATCTCCAAGGCTAACAACGATCTGCTTATCCTTCGGACTCTGCGGAATGCCAATATCGCCATCGTCGTAATTCTCGCGACTTGGAATCACGATCTCTTCGGCCAAAAGATGGCTGAGTCGTTCTTCGATCGTTTCGAGAATTTCGACAATATCTGGCTCTGCTACTGGCATCTCAGTACAAGCATCCCTTCGTCCTGCTCTTGAATCTGCACAATGGCTCTCGGTCTGGCTGTCTTGTCGACTCGCTCGGCAATGTCAAGCGTGTCGCCGCCGAGGTCAATTTCGGTCGATGCAATGCCAAGCGTGCTGTTGTTTACAACGTGCGCCTCGAACACTGTCACCGACCGATTTTCGTCTTCGCTTATGAGTTCCGCCAGTTGCCGAAAAACGACTGCACTTATTGTTCGTGCGATGTTATTTCGAGTTCGGTACACGACCGATTCACCGAAATCACTCGTCGATACAAGTTTTGCAGCATCATCTTCGATCATCTGGCGGAGTGTCATAATCAACCACGATGTGAAATGATTTCGATGTAATCAACAACCACGCTGTCGGCATTTGTGTTCGCAGCCTTTTGGATCTGAATGATCGGTTGCAAGCCGGAGCTATAGGCCGACATATCAAAGGTCTGCGATGCACAAACGCGAACGCCATCGATGTAAAACTTGACGTTCGATTTTCCGCCAGTGAAGTCAATCACGAAATCTTTGTAGGTCGTGCCGAGCGTGACGCCGGTGGAAATGTCGTCAACGTCGCGAGTCCCGTCGTCGGTCTCGGCATAAACTAGCGTCGTGCTGTTTGCGCCTTCCATGCGAAACCAAGCGTTTGCCGCAACGCTGTTCGCTGTGTCGTTGCGTGCCGAGCCAACACCGAAGCACAAAATCGAACCGCTTGTAAACGTTGCGGCTCCAATCTTGACTCGCATGGTGACACGCTGAATGTCGTCGATATCGAAATCGAGCGCATCATTGAAGTGCAACGCAACAACAACCACATCGCTGTCGTTGTTCAGCGTCAGCGTCGCTTCACTGGTTCCCTTGGTGTAGACTGGTGTTCCAGTTGCGGAAACGTCGTCGACTAGCCAAGCGGTTGCTGGATCGGCAGACGTTGGGAAGGTTGCCACCGCTCCATTGAAGTCATCAGAAAAAATCTCAAAATCTTGCATACCGGCCATATTGAAAATCTCCAAAGTCGTTTTGTTTTAGGGGAAAACCCTAGCCCACAATGGAGCTAGGGGTCATCTCAAATCAAGATCAAGCAGAGTTGCGGAACAGCCCACGCCAGTCGATTGCGGCCACGCCGAACGTTTGACGCACGTTGTACTTGTAGCAATCGATATCAAAGTCTTGTTCGCTGGTCAAAACCGGCGACTCTTCACCCGACAAGAACGCAAGCTCCACGGTATCGACTTGGTTCGTGTTGGCAGCCAAATACCAGTTGGTCGTCGAGGCTGCGTGCAAGATCGGCTCAACAACGACCTGTAGTGGACGCACGCCATTCACACCGTAGATGTTAACCACACCTTCGTTGTTGTTGGCTGCGTTGTAGCTCTGGCTATTGACGATTTCCAAGGCGGTCGCCGAGTAGCCAGGCGGCACGATCAAAAACGATGGCGTTAGGCCAAGGATTGCATCGCTGTTGATGCCCTTCTGAAGCATCATCTGCTGATAGCCAGTGTTGAGCGTAGCAACAGCAGGTGCACCGGCACCGCCTGATACGTTGCTGCCCGATCCGTGCGAAGCAGAGAATAGCGCCTGTCCGTCGCTCATCGTCGGGTTGCTGGTAAGCACTTCGTAAACCTTCTTGTTTTGAAGGCGACGAGCTGCGTTACCGTGCATTGCTGGAATTCGGCTGAGTGCGTCGAGGTCATCGTTGATGACGGTTTCCCACGATACGGTAAACTGCTTGCCGTACTTCTGCACAAAATACGATGTCTTCGCATCAGCCATCGCACCTTCAGGATACGGAGCACCTTCTGGAATCGCTTCGAGGTCTGGCGATTCGCCTAAGCGAATACGGTTGATCGGTTTGAAGTCATCGACCGATGCGGCTTGACGAGCCCAAATGGACCAAGTGTAGGTCGCTTCTTCGTAAGCGGCCAGCAAGGTTTTGTTGGCTGCATCGAGTAATAGGTTCGGGAACGAGCCAGTGGTGTGATAGGCATCACGCTGTACTCGGTACTGAGCCGACACGCCGCGAGCACCCATCGCAATACGTGCGATTTCTGGCATCGATAGCTTGTCGGTTTTGATTCCCATACGCTCAACGCACATAGTCGCCATGCGTCGCAAGTCCATTCGAGCGAACTCGTCAGCACCAGCAACTGGTGCCACTTGCTTTCGCAAACCTGCGGCTCGAAGCGAACGCTGCACAAGTCCTGCACCGATAGCCGATGCAAATTTGTCTTCCGAGCTTTCAGTCACTCGGACGTTGGTTCCAACTGGCTCTTGAGTGGCCATTTTCTGAATGATCCTTTCACGTGCGATTTCCACTGTTACACCGGCATCAATCAATTGCTCGGCAAAGCTACGTTCGAGCTTCGCGAGCTTCACATCGCTGTAGATGGTTTGGCGTCGCGTGCGATCTGCTTTCATTCGTCGCTCGACTTCTTCGGTCGCCATCATTTCGACCTTTTTTTCGTCGCCCATCATTTCGCGGGCAACGTCTTCAGGTTTTGGGCTTTCCATCGATTCGATTTCGATCTCAGGCTTTGGCATGTGATCCGCCAAAAACTTGATGATTTCCATCGGGTCGGTCACGCCTTCCGGCAGACCAAGCATTTTGAGCTGAGCCATCATGGACTCATCCATACTCGCTTTCCTTTCAATTTCCTGGTCGTATGACCGTCGTACCGTGGAATTAGGATCGGCACCTGTTGCACAGATGCTCGCGTTGTGCGGTTCCCAAGCGGTTACAATTTCCGCTGGTCCGTCAATCACGACGCCACGTTTCGTCGTGTATGTCTGCCCTTGTTGA